TGCTGTCAAATTGCTCTGCCAGCAAAGCCCGGCGATCATTTGCTTTGGTATTCGTCACGGTTCCGGGTGTGGATCCTCGCACGCTCACCGCTGCCGCCCGCGCCGATTTAGCAGCTTTATTTGCTGCTGCTCTTTTTGCCGTATCTAGCTCAGCTTGTTTGCTGGCCTGGACACTTTCAAAAAGGTTCGGATCTAAGCGTAGTGCTTTCTGATACGCGTCATCGAGGTCGGTGGCCACACCGCTCTGTAAGAGCTGGATCATTACCGGCCTGGCTTCCTCGAAATACTCGGCTTTTTGACTGAAACTGTTGATCTCACCCAAAAGCGCCTGATTCTGCTGCTGTTCCTGTGCCTGTTTCCACCCTTGCACTTCGCCGCGAACGCTATTCAGCTCGTTTTGCAGTGCGTAGATGCTCGGATCAGTCGGCGCCAGTTGTGGCTGGTCGCCCATATCGGATAAATTTACTCCGTAAGATTGTGCAAGTCTAGCAAAATATTGACGTTTTTCCTGAGGATTACTGTAACGCAGCGCGTGGTCAGCTTCCATCAGCGCTTTGACCGCGCCTGGCGCGTCAATGCCCAGCCCCTGAATGGTGTTCATGTAGGGGTTGAGCACCTCCTGCATCTGGTCGGCAAACTGGGCTTTTGAGATCAGCGGCTCAACCCCGGCTTTCATTTCGTTTTCGCGCTGCCAGGCATACTCCTGAATGCGCGCTGGGGCGGTTTTCCAGTCCTCGTGGTAATCTTTTTTCCAGCTCGCTGGCGGGCGCTTCCACAGCGGCTCCTCTGCCGGCTCGGTGGGCTCTGCCTTTGCCTGCGGCGCAGGTTTTGCATACTTGCCAGCCTCGTCCCGCGGCTTTTCAGCCTTTGCCGGTTCAGCCCTTGCCGGTTCCGGCGTCGCTTCGGCAACTTCGTCAAATTGCTGGGAAAGCATATCCCGGCGGCTGTCTTGGTTTTCTACCGGCACAATCTCATTTAAGTCGGACATTATTGCTCCCTGTGGGGGTTTAACTACGGGTAAAACGAATATCGTCGCGCAGCTTGGCCAACACGCGGTTAGCCTGGTCGTGCGTCATGTTTGCTACCTGCTCCCTCAAAACCTCGCGCCGCGTGTCTTTTCCCTGCGTCGGCTTGGTTTCCATAGTTTCGTTGCCGATCTCGATGCAGTTGTGCTGCCTCAAGTGCGCCCGGTGCTGGCTGCGGCTGGTGATCATGCTGCCGTCGGCCATGCTTTGATAAGGCTGGATGTCCGGCATGATTCCGGGCGCCACCGGCTCGGCGTAATAATCCGACTTCTCGACCAGCTTGCCGTCGATCTGGATGTAGGTTTTTCTCATATCAGCGCTAAAACGTCCTCATCGTCTAATTCAAGGTGCAGATCCCATATCCGCTGCACTCTGTCTAAATCGGCCAGCATCCGGTCGTAATCTATTGCCGGCTCGGTGCTGGCCATCGTTTCCATAAACGGCTCGGCAATCTCTGCCGCCGCTTCCGGCCTGCCCTCTACTATTCGCTCAAATGCGTAAACAATCTCGGCCTTGCGTCTGGCTGCGTCGGCTACCTCTTTTGCAAACTTCTTTTTAAGATAGTCGCCGTCGTGCGTGTCAAATTCGACAATCTGGCTTACATAGTCCCATGTCGCATCGTCCCAGGTGCCTGTGTCCCAGCCGCCGTTCACTGTGCAATCTCAACCCCAACAGCGCGCCCATCAGGACCGCGCACAATGCGCTTAGGCGCCATCAATGCAGACAGCGCTTGCTTTACCTGTTGCAGCGATTCGTCGTGCTTGTTGGCCATGTCAGCGTGCAGGACGGTCACTTGGTTGAGCGCATTAGACACCCCGGCGCCCAGCTCCTGCGCTACCCGGTCAGATGCCGCTTGCGCCGCTTCAGCGGTTTGCAGATCCACGCCGGGATTTGCACCTATGCGCGCAACCATGATTTTGGTCGCCGCCTCGAGCTCGGATTTCCAGCGGTTAAAGTCGTCAACAGATTTAACCTCCTGCGCCTTCATTTCCATGCCGTGGCGCATTGTCTGGTCTTCAATCTGCGCCTGCATCTGCGCCAGCTGCATCTCGCCCTCGATCTTCGCCTGTGCAATCTGACTGTCTAGCTGTGCCTTCATCTGCGCCGATTGCATGTCGGCCTGCGCCCGCATCTGGTCGGATTGTGCGGTCGCTTGCATCTTTGCCTGCTCCAGCTGCTGCGTCGCTTGAATCTGCATCATCTCTGGATTAGGCGGTGCAGGCTGCGGATTAGCCGCGGCTTGCTTCTGTTTCTCTTTCAGTTGGTCGAGCGCAGAATCCAGTGTGCCCTCTATCGGTTTGGCCTGCTTGAATCCGCTGATGCCAAACTTCATTACCTCAACCAGCATCGGGATGAGCTCCGGCGATGATTGGCCAACCGGCAGTGCTTCGCGCAACAGGCCGCCAAACGCCGTGATGAACTCAACCCGGTCCTTCTTGTTCTGCTGCTCATCCAGCTGCACCAGGCTGTCGGCATCAACCTCGATGCGGAAGTTGCGCAACGGGTTGTCCTGCATGAGCTCGATGGCCTGCGGGATCATCTGCTGATCCTCTTGGCTCATCTGGCCGGCAGCGGCGTAGAGCAGGATCGTCTGCGGCTGGAATTTGGTGCAGATAACTTGCGCTTTTAACCGGATCAGCTCGCTGGCAAACAGCGCCACTTCCTCTTGCATGCTCCGCAGCCGGAGCCCGGCATATTGGCCTTTGATCTGCTGTGCGGTCGCGGTTTCGCTGGCTGCGCTCTGGCCTCGAATGATGTCGCTGATGCCAGTAATCTCGTAAATCTGGCCTTTTATGTCCTCTCGCGCCCGGTAGCAATTAATCAGTGCGCTGGCCAGCATATCGATCGGCAGGATGTCGATACTGCCTTTTAGCCCGCCCTTCTCCGAAAATGCCATCCACTTGTCGACCGGAATCAACGTATTGTTGTCGCCCTCGGTCAGCAGCCGTTGCAGCGCCGGCTGGCTGGCGTCGTAAACGCCGCGGATCCGCAATGCTTTGACCAGACCGTCAATTCTGTCTGACAGAATATCAAGCTCGTTCGCCTGGTCCTGGTAAATTACAAAATCCGGCACAGGAATCAGACTGTCGCTGGTGGTGGTGCTGTATAACGGCTGCGCGCAGGGGAAGAACTGGTCGAGCTCTAGCGGATCGTCGCGCTCGTCAATAATCTTTGGGCAGTTCTTCGACAGCCAATAGACCTTGCCGCTTTCCTTGTCCCACAGCTCGCAAATCTTCGCCCTGGTGCGCTCTTTCGTGCTCTGGCCGTAGGTCGCCAGCGTTTCGGCGCCTGAGTCCAGCGGGATCTGTTTGGCCATCTTTTCGCCAAAACGCTCTGTCAGCGCATCTCTGGTCATGTAGACCCAACGCCAGACGCAGGTCACTTCCTCCCAGGTGCGCGCGACGCTGTGGCCGAAATCTTTCCAGTAAACATAATCAGTCGGGGCGCACTCATACTCGATTTCCTCTTGCGGCTCGGTTTCGCCTGCCGTGTAGTCCTGACTTTCTGTTTTCGGCGCGCCTTCCGGTGTCTGGCCTTCGGCTGCCTCATTCTCGACATCCTCCGTGATTTGCAGACCGTCCTCTGGCATCCCCAGCTGCCGGACGTGCGGCTCGTAGCGCACCCATGCAGTCCCGCGGCCACCAAGAAACCGGTCCTCGACCGCGTGCTTCATGGTTGCTCGGAAATCAGGGTAATGTTCGATCTCAAAGTCCAATGCGCGCTCGATCAGCTGGCCAGCCACCCGGCCGACCGGATCATTGTCGCCAAACCGGCGTTGAGCCACCGCTTTGGGCAGCTTGGCGTAGACCGCGGGGATCAACGTCTGGACGTTTGACCACAGGATATTAAACTTGGCGGTTTCGTTCGTGTGCTGGCTTCTGTTATCGTCGCGGTAGCGTTTGACGATCTTCGCGCTGCGCGCTTCCCACTTCTTGAATTCGTTGTCGTACTGGCTGATGATGTTCAGCCACTTGTCGACGCCGGTGCTGGTTGGTTCCATTATTTGTTTCTTTCGCTGATTGCTGCGGCTTTACTCTTAGCGTCGGCCTTGCTGGATGCGCCCCACGCTCGCAACGCAAGCGCCAAGCGCGTCGGCTCGCCGTTCTTTTCCATCGGTCCCGGCATACCGCCCATCCTTGCAAGGAAGCTGGCACGCCGCGGGTTGTCGCCTGCCTTGACCGGTGGTTTAAGCGTGCCGCCAGTCTCGGCCTTGTAGCTCGCTCGGCCTGCGGCGTTAAGTCCACCGGCAGGGTTTTTCCCTTCTTTACGTGTCCAGGCTGCGCTCATTTTGTGAATATCACATCCCTGTTAACCCGGTCTGTTATCCGGTAACCCATGTCGGCCAGTAGGTTGATCGTGTCCTCGTCAGTGTAACCGTATCGCTCGCCAAGCCCTTTGAGCTCCAGCGTAATCACCGGCCAACTTGCCTCAATGGTTGAGATGGCGCCGAGAATAGCGTGGTGCTCGGATCCCTCGACATCGAGCTGCAACAGGTCGCAGTCGGTGACGCCCAGGCTGTCGATCGGCAGGACGTCAAACTCAGCGCCCTCTTTGATCTGGTGCGCGCCGGCATTGTCTGGGTATATCTGGTCAATCGCTGCCTTGCCGTGGTTCTGCCCAAACGCAGCCCAGCGGATAATCACCCGCGGCTGGTTGATTGTGTTAATGGCCAGCGCTTCGAAGTTGGCTGCGTCCGGCTCGACGGTGTAGACGCGCTGAAACTTCTGCGCGAGCGCCATCGGATAAACGCCCATGTTGCCGCCGGCCTGTATCGCAGTCCTGAACTGCCGGCACAGATCCAGACTGGCGCCAAGATCCGGCACCTCGGCCAGCGCTGCCTGAATACAGCACTGGTCAGCGTCAGGGACCGCCCAGCCGTTACGCTGCCGCATAAGCCACCCTCGTCTGCTCCCACGGCCGCGGTTTGCCGTGAAACGCGATTAAACGATCCTCGGCCTGCACCCCGTTTGGCAGTATGTCGGCTTTGAACGACTTGATGCCTGGCGTGATGTCCTGCCAGTATTTGACCAGCCGGCCAGCCAGCGCCCACTCTAGATAGACCTGATCACCCCCTTCGCAGTAGCGGTCGCCCGCCTTGAATGCGTCGTAAATGAACTTGTGCGGTTTTGACCACCACATCAGGCTGGATTGCATCGCGCGCGGATCCGCTTTGCCGCGGTAGACGTCGCGCATGATCACAAAGTCGTGCGGTCTTGCGGCCTCGAGCAGCTCGGTGCAATCGCCCACCAGAACGGTGTCTAGATCCATGTAAAGCGCGCTCGGCAGCCGGAATAGCTCGATCTTTGACCACCAGCCCGGCCAGTCGTGGTCGAGCGCCAGCGTCGGGCAGTCCAAATCTAAGTCGGTCAGGCAGATGAACTCCTCGCCCGGCAGGAAACGGTCGCACATGTTCTGCAACGCGTAAACATGCGCTGGCTTGAAGTCACCGCCCGACTTTAGGACGCAAGCGATCATTTCTTCTTGTCGGGCTTTGCGGTTTTTGCCGACTCGCGGAACGCGCCAGCGGTCGGCGCACCCGGTGAGCCCGGCTTGCGCATGCGCTCGCCACTGCCCGCCTTGATGCGCTCCTGCTTGGCAAGGATGTTCGCGTACAGACCGGGCTTATCCATCACGCGCTGAAGATGCCGACGGCCATGACTTCGACACCTGCGCCGGTAGTCACTTTCCACGCACCATCTGCACTTACAGCATTGATTTCGATGTTGTAGACGTTGATGCCTGTACCTGCAAGCGCGGGCAGTACGGTATGCGTCAAAATGCCTGTTCCCGAACCGTCAACGATCAGGACGTTGCCTGTTGCTGCGGTTGAGACGGTACAAATCAGCCTGTGCAGATAGTCGCCTTTTGCACCGGTAGTACCCAATACTTGCGCGCTGCTGCTCGCTGCGACGTGCTCATATTGATAGCGATACGGATTGTTTACGCCACTCATAATCTCTTGCTCCTTGATTTTGCGGTTGCCCACATGTCATTAAGTGTTACGGTGTTCTGCGGCCCGACCATCAGCGGTTTGACCACATCCGGCGCCCTGACGGTCGGCTCGGCGCGCCAGGCTATCGCCAGCATCCGCATAGCGTCGGCCGGATGCGAGCACCAGTCATGCCGCGGCGTCTGTCTAAACGCTTTCTTGTCCTCGTCATACTCGCGCTGGTATTGGCGCAGCGCCTCGATTCCCTCGGCACAATGTTCCACATGGAACCACGTGTTGGGCAGCATCTGGCGCACCGACTGGATGCCGTCCTGCACGCTCAGATCCGGCACGATGGCTAGGTTGTTGATGCCCAAGTATTCGGCCAGCTGCTCGATGATGCTCTTGCCCTGCGCGGCCAGCGTCTTAGCTTTAGCGTCGTGCGGGAGGTTATGCTTGCCGTATCGGTAGGGTTTGCCAGTGACCACCGCGGCGAGCTCGGCAATGTTGGCGCCAGACACTGCGTAATAGTCGATCACGTGGATCTCGCCGCGGATGACCTGGTAGAACCAGATCGCCGTGTCATCTCGATAGCCCAAGTCCCATGCCGTGTGAACCGGCACTTCGGGCTGGTAGTCAAACCGGCAGATCCTGCCCGCCTCGGTCGCCTCGCGCATCTCGGTGCCAAAGAACGCGCCAAGGATAGCGGCCTCGAAGCTGCACTCGTATTCCTGGTCGAACTGGTCCTTGCTCAGTTGCGACCGGGCGGCATCCAACTCGGTCGCCGGCAGCAGCCCTGACTTGCTGGCCGGCAGCTGCAACAGGAACCAGTCATCCCGCAATCGCTCGGCAGTCTGCTTAATCTCCCAAAACTGGTTTTTACCCTTCGGCGTTCCACCGAACACCGCCCAGCCCTGCCGGTCGGAGAGCGCCGGACGGATGACGTTGCCCCAAACGCTTGGTTTGAAGTCTCCATACTCATCCATGAAAATACCGTCAAATCCCAGCCCGCGCATCGAATCAGCGTTGTCAGCGCCAAACAGCCGCACCTTTGAGCCGTTGATCATGTCGACGGTCAGCTCACTCTCGTTCGTGCTGGCCGCCGAGGTAGCCGAGAAGTGCTTAAGATAGTCCCACGCCACGGACTTGGCCTGGCTGCGGAATGGCGCGATATAGGCAAACTGCGGCATCGGGCTCCTGCTGGTGACCGCCGCCCGGATCAGGTCGTTGATTGCCGCCACGGTCTTGCCAGCCCGCCTGTGCGCCACCAGGCACGACCACCGCTTGGTGCGCTGATGGAACGGCAGGAAGGCTGCCCGCGGCCTGTAGGGGATAACGTGAAGCGTCACTCAAGCCACCGGAAGGTGTGCTCCTGCGGGCCGCCATCTGGCCCCGTTTGCTCAGACCTCGCCAGCTTCGGAATGTGGTATTCGATGGCTTTCAGATACAGGTCGGCGGCCTTGCCGGGATCCTCAAGAGCCACCTGACCAAGCCACCGGGCAAAGTTGCCCGCGTTGTCCTGAGCAATTAACGCAATGGCATTGCGCACATCGACCGTGGTCTTGTTACCGACCCCGGCCTTGCGCCCGCCAGTCTTTGGTATTCCTTTAGGTCTTGCCATTTCTGTTTTAATCTTAAGTGGATACTCACTTACATTTGTAAGTGGTCGCTTACTTACGCTCCATCTGCTGCATTGCAACAGCCAGTCGCTTACCCTTATCAGCCTGGTTAAAGTCTCGCGCCACGCTGACCGGCACGCCGACCCGTTTGGCAAACTTCAGATCGTGCGCGGCTGCCGCCATCATGCGGGCTTGAGCTGGTGAGGTGCTAGGCATTACTTCAATTCCCGCAACCGATAGATGGTTGTGTCAATCAACTCGCACA